GCAAACAAGCACTGCTGCTGCTGGCGGAGATATGCCAGATGTTAGTACATTTGTTAATAATACAAATGCTCATGCTATAGGAAGAAATCCTTATGATTCAACAGGCCATATCAGCGGATACCTCACCGAAATCAACTTCATAGACGGCCAAGCCCTAACCCCATCCTCCTTCGGCGAAACCGATGCAGTCACAGGCCGATGGAAGGCGAAGGCGTACAGTGGTTCGTATGGTACGAATGGGTTTTATCTCAAGTTTGCGGATAATAGCTCAACAGCAGCACTTGGAACTGACTCAAGCGGGAATGGCAATACATGGACTACTAACAACTTCTCCGTCACAGCAGGCGCAGGCAATGATAGCCTTGTGGATTCACCGACTAATTATGGAAGTGACAGTGGGGTTGGTGGGGAGGTTAGGGGGAATTATGCTACGCTGAATCCGCTTGTTTCTGCTCATACATATAGCAATGGAAATCTTGATGTCGCTCTATCAACAGCAGGAGTTACATCAATCCCATCTGCTGTGAACTCATTGGGAGTATCGTCTGGTAAATGGTATTTTGAATTTACTCCAACAGTATTAAATACTGGATGTCTTGTTGGAATAACGGCAACGCCTACTTCAAATGTTTATCCAGGCGGAAACTCGTCTTCATACGGATACTATTCTGTTGATGGAAATAAATTTAATAATGCGTCTGGAACGGCTTATGGAAATTCCTTTACAGTAAATGATATTATTGGAATTGCTTTTGATATAGATAGCGGAAAAATTTGGTTTGCTAAAAATGGAACTTGGCAAGCAAGCGGCAATCCGTCTGCTGGAACAAATGCGGCTTTCACATCAATTGCATCTGGAACATACTTTGCTTCAATGCACAAAGATACTGCTGGTGCTGCGAATGCTTCAGCAACATTCAACTTCGGCCAACGACCATTTGCTTACGCTGCACCCTCTGGCTTCAAGGCTCTCTGCACCACCAACCTTTCGACTCCAACAATTAAGAAGCCGAGTAGTTATATGGATGTGGTGACGTATACTGGTACAGGCGCATCCAACTCAATCTCCAGCCTTGGTTTTAGCCCCGATTTGGTGTGGATAAAATCAAGAAGCAATGCTTATTCAAATAGATTGGCAGATACAGTTAGGGGTGCTGGCAAAGAACTTTTTTCAGACAGCACAATAGATGAAACAACAAATGATTCAAACGGATTTGTTTCTGCATTTAATTCAAATGGATTTACCTTGGGCACAGGAGTTGGTGTAAACGGAAGTGGCCTTACCTATGTAGCCTGGGCTTGGGATGAGTCACCGCAGGATGGGTTTGATATTGTCAGTTATACAGGAAATGGAGCAAACCGAACAATAGGACACAATCTTGGAGTTGCTCCAAAGTTTGTAATAGTAAAAAGAAGAGATACAGGATCTTCTCCTTGGATGATCTGGCATAATAATCTAACAAGCGGAACATATTATTTGAGTTTTTCAACAGCCGCAGAGCAAAGTGGGCCAACAAGATTTACTGCATCACCAACATCAAGCGCAATAAATGTTGGCACCGATAGCGATTTGAATGCTAGCGGTGGAACCTACATCTCCTACCTCTTCGCCGAAATCGAAGGCTTCAGCAAGTTCGGTTCTTACACTGGCAACGCAAGTGCAGATGGTCCATTTGTGTTTTGCGGGTTTAGGCCGAGGTATTTGCTTGTAAAAAGAACTGATTCTGCGTTTGATTGGGTTGTTTTTGACTCAGCAAGAAGCACATTCAACGAGGCACAGGCATCGTTATTTCCAAATGCAAATAGCGCAGAGTATTCTGGTGGTCTTGTTGATTTTGATTTAATTTCCAACGGATTTAAGGCAAGAGATGGTCACCCATATATAAACGCCTCTGGCGGAACGTACATCTTCGCGGCTTTCGCAGAGCAACCATTCAAATACGCCAGAGCAAGATAAGGAGTAACTATGTGGATCACAAACGAAAATAACATTATCAGACAACCTCAAGGCATTCGCATTGGCGATGTCAACCACCCAGCCAGCATCTTCTGGTGCTGGAGCAAGGAGCAACTTGCCGAAGTTGGGATTAAGCCTTATACTCCAGCCAGCGTTCCAGAAGGCTATCGAGTTACTGGAGCGTACACAGAGGAAATTGATGGAGAGGTTTTTGAGAGGTTTAACCTAGAGGCCATTCCTCAACCACAGGAGTCTTCAAATGACGCTAACTGAAATCGCTCAATACGCTGGTGAGAAGATTGGGAAGACCGATTCCGATACTTTAACATTCCTACAAAAATCGGCATCCCTGAACTATCGCAGAGTGTGGAACTTTGCTCCCTGGCGGGAAACAGTAACTAACTCAACCTACACGCTATCTACTGGAACACGCACAGTCAGCCTTGGGTCGTTGGTCGAGAATCCATTGTCTGTTGCTTATGACAATAGCGAGCTACAACCGATGGATTTGGCTACGATTATAAGCCAAGATTCAAGCTTGCTTAATTTGGATACAACAGGAACACCATCATTCTATTACTTCAAGGGAAGAAATACAGGTGGTACGGCTCAGATTGACATTTTCCCAACACTGCAAACAAGCAGCACTGCTGTTTTGCAAGTGATTGAAAAGCTCCAATGCCTTACACGCAGCAACTATCAAGTTGACTTTCCACCATCTCAAAGCTCTCTTAACGATGAGCTTCGCCTTCCTCACGTCAATCATGTTGTTCTATCCCTAACCCATGCAGACGCACTTGAGCGAGAACGGCAGTATGGCAAGGCGCAGGTAGTGACGCAGGCAGCGAATGCCGATCTTGCTGCTATGGCCAATTATGAATTGAGCCAAGTTGGTGGAATGAAACAGATTACTCCAAACAGCCTTGGCGAATTGACAATCGAAGAGATTATTTAATCTATGCCGTACTTTGTTGACGCAACGGACGATGTCCTGACGTTTGACGGCATCCGTAATTTTACGGGGGGTCAAGCCAGCGGTTTACAATCCGACCTATTGGCGGAGAACCAAGTCCAAGAGTTGTACAATATGACCCTTTCGCCAAAGGGTAATCTTGAGACTCGCGTTGGAGCTACAAGCTTTGCTACTGGAGCAACAAGCGGCACTGGATCAGTAGGTGGAATGCGATACTATGAAACTGGCTCAACCGCCCAATTATTGACTGTTACTGGAGGAAGATTCTACAGCATCAATTCCAGTGGTAGCGCAACAATCCACGCACCGGATAGGGTTTGGGGTACAACAAGCACAACATTTTCATCAACAATTGGACAATGGAGGGATGGGTATGATGTAGCTCAAGACATTGAAGTGTCTTTTGCACAATTTGTTGACAGAATGTATTTGGCTGATTTAGACAGCGACCTTCATTATTGGGATGGAACAGGCATGGTAAAGCAAGGCGGGAAGGTTAGGGCAATCACAGTAACAACAGCGGGTAGTGGATACACTAGCGCAACAGCAATTGTTACAGGCCCAGACCTTGGCGGAACAATGCCAGAGCTTATTGTGACTGTGGCTGGCGGGGCGGTTACAGGAGTTACTGTTGTTAATGGTGGGTCTGGATATTCTGGCGCACCAACTGTTACAATTATTGGAAATGGAACTGGTGCTACGGCCACAGCCACGGTCAGCGCACCTCCTGCAAATTTAAGGCTTATAGTAAATGCAGAAAATAGGTTGTTTGGTGTGGGGTCTGGCGCAAACAGAAACACGCTTTATGCGTCTGATCTTCTTGATCCTTCCGTATGGGACTTGACAAACAGCATCGTTGTCAACGGAGATGACGGAGATCAGATTACGGCGGTTGTTCCTTATTACAGAAATAGGTTAATCGTATTCAAGAAACGCAGAGTATTTCAAGTTGACATTCCAAATGATGCTACATCTGGTGCGGATTGGATTGTTTCAATCATTTCAAACAATACTGGATGCGTGGCTACTGGAACTGCCGTTCAAGTAAGCAGCGACATTCTGTTCTTATCCGACAACGGAATCAGATCGCTTGTCCGATCTGTGGCAGATGACTTTAGCTCAGTTGGCATACCAATTTCAGAGGTTGTTAAAGATGTGATCCAAAGCATCAATACGGATGCAATAAGAGTAGCTACTGCGATCTACTACGATAACCGTTACTTCCTAGCCATACCCACAGGGGCAAATGACTACAACGACACGCTTCTGGTTTACAATACCGCATTGCAGGCATTTGAAGGAACCTGGAGTCCACAAGTAATGCAGTTCACGCTTACGAATTTCAATCAAGAAGGCTCTAGGGCGATGTTCAAAAAGACCAATGGAATTATTGAAAGATACGCTGGCTATAAGTCTCCAGCAGGAACTACATCTTCAGACTATAAAGATGCTGGAGCTGATTACAATTCTTATGTACGCACAAAAGACTTTAACTTTGGCGATCCATTCTCATTGAAGTATGGAAGCCATTTTGAAGTTATTTTCGACAATTCGTATTCAACAGATGCGACAATTGCAATCCAGCGCGACATTGATGTTGGCGACATTGACGTTGCCTCTAACATCAATATTGCAAGTTCGGTGCTTACACTTCCATTCACGCTACCAGCAGTCCTTCCAACATCGGTAAAGAAGAAGTTGGCAAGCGACCTGCGTAAGTACGAGAAGTGGCGTTTGCTAAACATCAAGATTTCCACACCAGCAAACAAGATGGCTATCCGCCAAATTATGGCGGCAGCCAATCCGGATACTATTGAGATTCAAAAGACAATATGACGGCTATTGAATATATTGAGCAAAGCGGTGTTCCAGAGGGTATGTGGCCTAATCTGGCCGATTGGTTTGGCTGGTTCGAGAAGCAGGGCATGGTCGGGATTGTGGAGGATAAGGATGGCATAGCTGGAGTGGCTTTGGCTAGGTGCGTCAAGGATGGTCAAAGGGCTGACCATTATGTGCATAGCGAAGATGGTGAGAATGTGTTTGTGGATTTGACTATCTCCTCAAAGG